CAAACTAGAGGAGATTCAATGACAATAATTGATTCTGTAAATTACGGATCAAATATATCAACAGTTGTAACTAATGCAGCAACACAAGATTCAAGTTACGCAGCTACTTACTGGCCATGGGTTCAAGTATTATCAAACGAAACAGGTAAGTTAGTATATGTACCTGCTTCAACAGTAATACCTGGAGTATATGCAACAAATGATAGATTAGGAGCTGAATGGTTCGCACCCGCTGGATTCAATAGAGGTGGTGTTGGTGGAACAATTCAAGCAGAAAGAAAATTATCTCCAACTAATAGAGATACTTTATATCTAGGAAAAGTTAATCCAATAGCAACATTCCCAGGACAAGGACCAGTAATATTTGGTCAGAAAACACTACAATCTAAAGCAACATCTCTAGATAGAGTAAATGTTCGTAGATTGTTAATTGAACTGAAACGTGTAATTGGAAATGTAGCAGAAGGATTATTATTTGAACAAAATACCTCAGCTACAAGAAACAGATTCATAAATCAAGTTAATCCTTATTTAGAATCAGTACAACAAAGACAGGGATTATTTGCCTATAGAGTACAAATGGATGCAGCTAACAATACAGCTGATGTAATTGACAGAAATCAAATGGTAGGCCAAATATTTATCCAACCAACTAGAACAGCTGAATTTATCATCTTAGACTTTAACATTACTCCAACGGGAGTAGAGTTTTAAAAAAACTAAATAGACAATATTTATAATAAACAGAAAATAACATGGCAGTAATAGATCCAAACGAAATAATGTTCACCGCATTCGAACCTAAAGTACAAAACAGGTTTATAATGTATATTGATGGATTACCATCTTATTTAATAAAATCAGCGAGTGCTCCGGGATATGAAGCAGGTGAAATCATATTGGACCACATCAACGTTTACCGTAAGGTAAAGGGTAAAGTACGTTGGAATGACATGACAATCGGTCTATATGATCCCGTAACTCCATCAGGTGCTCAGGCAGTAATGGAATGGGCTCGTTTAGCACACGAATCAGTAACCGGAAGAGATGGTTATTCTGATTTTTATAAAAAAGATTTAACATTAGACATCCTAGGACCTGTTGGCGATATCGTCGGAGAATGGGTAATTAAAGGAGCTTATGTTAAAAACGCAACATTTGGAGAATACGATTGGGCTAATGAAGCCGCAATTGATTTAAGTTTAACTCTTGCAATGGATTATTGTATATTAAACTTCTAATAACTTTTTACCCCTCCTACCCCTGGATTAGGTGCTCTTTTGAGCACCTTTTCCTTTTTTATATATTTATATCCACAAAATATAGTTATTAAATGGAAAACGTTACAGACAAACCAAAATTTAAATTCCCTACAGAGGTAGTTAATCTCCCTTCTAAAGGGTTAATTTATCCTAAAGACAACCCCCTATCATCAGGTAAACTTGAAATGAAGTATATGACGGCTAGAGAGGAGGATATCCTAACTAATCAAAATTATATTTCAAAAGGAATAGTTTTAGATAAACTTCTTGAATCATTAATTGTATCTAAAGTTAACTACAACGATATTATAGTTGGAGATAAAAATGCATTATTAATTGCATCTCGAGTACTAGGATATGGTAAAGATTATAGTTTTAGAGCTCAAAGTAAAGTTACTAATAGAATAGAAGATTTTACTATTGATTTAACTACTTTAAACGATAAAGAATTAAAAAAGAAAGATTTAAAAGAAGTAGGTGTTAATGAATTTGGATATACATTACCAACTACTAATAAATTAATTACATTTAAATTATTAACTCATGGTGATGAAGTATCTATTGCTAAAGAAGTAGCAGGTCAAAATAAAATCAGACCAGGTTCAAACCCTGAAATATCAACTAGATTAAAATATATTATAACTTCTATTGATGGAGATAGTGAGAAAAAAACTATTAGAGAATTTGTTGATAATTACTTGTTAGCTAAAGATTCTAGATCATTAAGAGAAGAAATTAAAAGAATATCACCAGATGTTGAGTTAAAGTATCACGGGGAAGATGGCGAGGAGGACATCAACATCCCCATAGGTCTTAACTTTTTTTGGCCTGACGCCTAATTATAGGCAAAATTTATTTAGCCAAATACATGAAATTGTATTCCATGGTAATGGTGGTTATGATTGGCATACTTTATATAATATGCCTATTTGGTTAAGAAATTTTACTTTTAAAAAAATAGAAGAGCACTATAAAAAACAAGAAGAAGCTCAAAATAAAAGCTCTAATACATTAAAAAACCCAAAAGAAATATCAAGACCCGATATTAAACCAAATAATGTATATAATGCAACGGTGCCTACTAAAAAGTAGGCACTTTTCATATTTATATAAGAGTAAACCCCAATATAATGGCTAACGGAACAGATGACATTAAAGATGAATTTAAGAAATTAAGTGCAGAAACTGCAGCTATATTTCAAGAAACATTAACTAGTATTGCTGCTGCTTTTGGTGAAAAACTAAGAGATGAAACATCTACCTTAGATGAAGCACAAAAACAGTTACTTAGAAATTTTAAAAATAACATATCTTCATCAGCTCGTACTGCTTCTTCTTTACTTGATATTCAAGATAAATTAAGAGATGGTTCTCTTAAAGAAAGAGATATAAAAAAATCTATTACTTCAATTGAATCTAGAATAAATAAATTTCTCGTAGATAGAATTGCCCTTGAACAATCAGGAGTTGTATTAACTAATAAACAATTAGAAGATGCTGAAAATACTGTAACTGCTTTTGAAAATCAAATTTCAAAGTTAACTGCTATTGATAAAATCCAAAAAGATGTAGCTAAAGAATTAGGTTTAGCTGGAAAAGCTGCTACTGTTTTAGATAATGCTTTTAAAGCACTTGGATTAAGTAACCCTTTTGGAGAAGCATTAGAAAAAACTAAAGCAGCTAGAGCATCTATTAAAAGTAATCAAGTTGAAATTGATAAATTAACTAAGTTAGGAAGAAAGAGAACTAAAACAGAAGAAGATACTCTCAATAACTTAATTTCTCAAAATAAAGAAAGCAAAAAATCAATATCTCTAGGAAAAAACATAGCAGAAAGTTTTAGCCTTCAAAATGTTGGTGCTGCTACATTAACACTTCTAGCTACTAGATTTGTATCCGCTTTTAATGATTTAAACAGAGCCCAAGTTGATTCAGTAAGAAGTACGGGAGAACTAGTTGATTTTCAAGGTGTATATAATGATTCATTATTATTAGGTATTGATTATTTAAACCAAGTTAATTCATTAACAGAACAATTTGGTTTTAATACAATTAAAGCTTTTGATGCTATAAACATAACTGAAGCTGCAGAATTAACTAAATTTATGGGCTTAGCAGCTGGAGAGGCTAATGCTTTGGCTTTAAATGCCCAAATAAGTGGTGAAAATTTAAAAGATGGTGCAGATCAAGCTGTTAGAGCTATTAATCCTGCATTCTCACAAAGAAAAATATTACAAGATATTGCTAAATTATCAGCGGCTATTGCAATTTCATTTGAAAATAGTAATGTTGCATTAGCTAAAGCTGCTTCTGATGCTAAAGAATTAGGATTAAATTTAAATCAAGTTGATAAAATAGCAGGGAGTTTATTAGATATTGAAAGTTCTATAGCTAAAGAATTTGAAGCAGAAGTCATATCAGGTAGGCAATTAAATCTAGAACAAGCAAGAATGTTTGCTTTAACCAATGATTTAGCAGGGGTAACAAGAGAATTAACTAAGCAAGGAATTGATCAAGAATCATTTACTAAAGCTAATAGAATAGAACAGGAAGCAATAGCAGCCGCTGTTGGTTTAAGTAGAGATGAATTAGCTGCATCTATTCAAGAACAAGCAATACTTGGTAAAATGTCTCAAGAAGAAATTGAAGCTAAAGAAGCCTCTGATTTAAAATCATTAACGGCTCAACAAATGTTAAATGATTCTATAACTAAAATGGCAGAAGCTTTAGCAGTACCTGCTGCTTTTTTTGCAGGTATGCTTAATTCTACATCGGGTTTAATTGGAATTATGTTAGCTTTATCTCCTCTTATAGCATCTGCTGCCATATCTGCTTTTCAAATGGCAATATCTTTAGGTTTTACTAAAGGATTTGCAGGATTTGCTTTAGGAGCTGGTTTAATAGCTATGTTAGCTGCTGGTATTTCAGGAGTAATAAAGGCTCAAAAAGTTGGAGATGCAATACTACCTGCTTCAGGTGGGCCTGTTGTTTCAACAATGGAAGGTGGAATATTCCAAGGTACTAGTAATGATGATGTTTTAATGGGACCTGGGTTAGCAGTATCACCAAATATTTCAAGAGAAAATACTAGAAATAACAACACTCAACTTGATTATGAAAAATTAGCTAACGCAATTGCTATGGGTGCTGAAAAAGGTACATCTCGTGCTAATGTAATAACTAATTTAGATGGAGCTAATGTATCAAACAGAATACAGGCACCATTATCAATGAATACAAGGAAATACTCAGTTTAAAATATTTATAATAAATAAAATACATTAATTATGACAAAACCAATATTAGGACAACAATTAACATCGACTTTTAGTCCAGATGGGGCTGGTGATCCTGTAGTACCATCTGCTTCAGAACAAGCTAAATCAACACTACATGATATTACTTCAGCAAATAATAACCCACCACTTCCTTATAAAGGTCCAGCACCCCTTAAATTTCAGAACCCATTAATAGATTCACTTTTAGATGGAGAATCATCACTTACAAGAGTAAAATACATAGATAATTTACCTCGATAATGGCAATATCCCCTTCTGGATCATTATTAGATATTTATAGTAACCCTCAAAGTTTTCAATATCAATCGAAAAATTTAAAATACGATAAAGATATTAGAGGTGGTGGTTACTCAGGGCAACCTTGGATTAAAAGGATTGCACCTGATGATATCGATAATTTAAATTCTTTAACATCACAGGCACTTAGTCCGGATTTTCCAATTAGAGGTGGGTCGTACGAGTTATTAGCTGCAACAGAAGATTTTGCTAGAATAGATCGTTTTTTATTATCTTATCCTGGAGGTCAAGCATTTTTAGATAAACAAGCAGGTTTAATGCTTTCTAATCCAAGAATGCAAATGGTTAAGTCGGGTGGAGTTTTTGCTAATCAGGCATATAGTGATGGTCGTAATTTAATGCATCAAATAGCCGATGCTGGAACTGGAATTAGAACTCCTAATGCAGGAATAGGTATAACAACTTTAGAAGTATTCCAAAATAAATATGAATATGTAGTTTCACATACTCCTACTAATGAAAATAGATTATTATTATTAAAAGACTTTAAACTATCTCAACCACCACAAACAACAGCTAGTTCAATAAACCAAATAGGTGATATTACTAATAACTTATTAGGTGATATAGAAAGTATAGTTAGTAACTCCCCCTCTATATCTCCTACTGTTTCTTCAACACAACGCAATGCAGCAGAACAATTAGGAATTAGTACCGTTGATACTGGTCAATTATTTAATTACACAGGTGGGCCCGGTTCATTATATGGTATTGTAGATAAAACGTTAATATTAAGAGCAACAGATTCTAGAAATGCTTTTATTGATACTAGTAAAGCTAAAAGATATATTGGGGGATTTGGAGAGGAAGACACAAGAACATCAATTATAAATAATTTATATGGAGAAACAGTTCAAGGAAGACCATTAGTAGATTTACTTTTATCTAAACATTTAGGTGTTAGTATTAAATATGGCCTAAATCGTAATGAAATAGGAATAAATCCAAATAATGATAGTGTAACTTTAAATCAACAATCTGGAGATGGTTTTGTTAGAGCTGAAGATGCAAGTAATCAACCCGCTAATAGTACTATTTTTAAGTATACTATGGGTTATGATAAAATTATAGGTAGAAATACAACTTTAGCTCAAAGAACACTTAACAGAACTAAAATTACAGATTTTAGAAAAGATGTTATGGATCCTTCAAGTATTGCAAGTAGTACTTATTCAAATGATAATGTTAATATAGCAACAAGAGTAGGAATAGGGAATCCAGGTAGTAGACCTGAAATTGATAGAATAGACCTAAATAAAGCATATGAAGAGGGGCAAGATAGGGTTAACATGAAGGAAGTTCTTCAAAATCGAAAATCAAGTGCTTTTAATAAAGCTGAGGGTACAAGAGATTTAATTAAGTTTGGTTTTGAAACAATTATAAATGATAGTCAGAATTCAAGTCTAATTAATGCAACTCATTTTAGAGCATATTTAACAGGATATAGTGATAGTCATGAGGCTGAATGGAGTGCAAAAAGATACTCAGGTAGAGGTGAAAATTTTTATACTTACCAGGGAGCTAATAGATCTGTAAATTTTAATTTTAAAGTAGCAGCTCAGTCAAAACAAGAAATGGTCCCTTTATATAGAAAATTAAATTATTTAGTTTCAACCTTATACCCAGATTATAGTAGTGCGGGATCTATGAGAGGTAATATAACTAAATTAACTTTAGGGGAATTATTTTACAGACAACCTGGCATACTAAATAGTTTAAATATAACTGTAGCTGATGAATACCCATGGGAAATTGCTTTTAAAGAAAATGTAACTGCTGGTACGAATTCGTTAGTAAATGCCGATCCAGATATGATAGAACTTCCTCAAATTATAGATGTAGCTGTAAGTTTTACTCCTATTTTAAATGTACTACCACAAACAGGTTATGACCTTAATAGTAAAAATAACAAAAATACACCAATATTGATTGCTTCAGAAAGTGATAAAGCCCAATTATTTTTAGGAAATAAAATTATTAAAAAACAAGTAGGATAATGGCTGGAAGATATCAAAATATAGGAACTCAAAAAACTACTAATGGTGAAACAATCTATTTGCCAACTAAGTACCCAACACTTGTCCCCTCAAATGATGATTATTATATTATAGCGAGAGAAGAAGATAGATTTGATTTAATTGCAAATGATTTTTTTGGTGACCCTACTTTATGGTGGGTTGTAGTAATGGCTAATGATTTACCTGGTGATTCAATGTACGCACCACCTGGTTTCCAATTAAGGATACCTGGTAATTTAAGTGATGCATTAAATGCATATAATATTGAAAACGAAACAATTTAAAAAATGTTATGGCTATTAAATATAAAAATATTGTTGGAGCAGCTTTTCTCCCTTATGTAAAAGACCAATTTTCCCAAAGAAAATCAATAGCTAAAACTCTTCCTAGAAGCAATAAAGAAATATCATATCTAACAAATAGAAATGCTTGGTTTAGACTAAGTTCTTCAGCTAATACTACATCTCTAACTCGTGAAGATATTAATCTAAAAAATATAGTAAATAATTCATCTGGTACTTTTGCTTCCGATTTTACTCCAAAATTAGCAAAAAATAATGTTTTACAAGGAGGAATTTTATCAATAGGTGGAGAAGAAAATGATAAAACAATATTAAGAAAAGGATTTAAACAAACTTATAAAAAAGGTCCAACCGATGATTTAGGTTTTAAACCTATGCCTGGTATTACAGGTATTACTGTAGGTACAGGAGGGAAATGGCAAACTTTAATGCAAGCCGATATTGAATTTATTTGTTATGACTTAGACCAACTTAATGAAATGTCTAAACTTTATATGAGTTTAGGTGTAACTTGCTTTTTAGAATGGGGGCATATTCCTTACATAAATAATGCTGGTAAATTAGAAACTAAAAATCTCCCCTTAAATTTTTTTAATTATAAAGATAAACTTAAATTAATAAAAAATACTGCTAAAAGAAGAAAAGATACTGATGGAAATTATGATGGTTTTTTAGGAACAGTTTATAATTTTAGCTATCAAGGGGATAAGGATGGAGGTTATTTATGTAAAACCTCACTTATGGGTGCTGGTGGTATGGTAGAATCCTTAAAAATAAATACAGCATTTAATGTTGACTTTACAAATGCTAAAGATAATAATCTTGCATCTTCATATTATTGTACTATAGATAATGCTTTAGATGCAATGCATGAATTATTGCTTTATTCTGCTGGAGCTAAAACTTCTGTTGTATCCCAATTTACTTCAACAATTGCATCAACTATTGCAGGAGGGGTAACTGCTGGAGTTTCATCTTTAGTTGGAAAAAGTATTTCAAAACAATATAAAGAAAGAACATTTGGTAAAATTACAAAGGATACCTTTTTTAAAGATTTTGTAACAAAAGACAACTCATCTAACAACCCTAATTATAATAAATCATGGGGTGAATTATTAAATAATATTTACGGAACCTCAACATACACTCCTTTTACTTTTAGCCCTTTAGGTGAAGGAGGTACTATAAAATATTTTAATTCTGAAGCTGAATTTGGTAATGCCCATCAACTCCTTAATGGAACTATATCTGAAAAGGAAGGGACAGATGGGTTATCACCAATTCCAGCAGATTTTTATTTAGGTTATATAGGTCAATGGGATGGTTCATTTTGGCCTTGGAAAGATTCAGATGACTATCAATCCTACATAACTCTTGGCCATTTGTTAGCTTTAATTAATAGTTTGGGTATATTTGTTGAAGGTAAAACAGACCCTTGTTCTACTGAAAAAAATATTTCACCTATACTTTATATAGATTATCATCCTGATAATACTATAATAGATTTAGCCCCAATAACAGCTACAATTAACCCATATAAATGCATAGTTCCTTTTATAGCAAATAAACCTTATTTGGGTTATTTTAGTCCTTTAGATACTACAGGAACTGGTTATGAATGGTTAAATCAAGGTACTCAAGCTTTATCAGAACATAATCTTGCAGATCCTAGTGTATTAAATAGAATTAATTCTACTTATCCACCATCACAATTTCTTTCTGAAAAATCTCCTAAAGGGGGTAAATTAATGAATGTTTTAATTAATACTAGTTTTGCCAGAGAGTGCTTAAGAACAACTAAAGATTCTAATAATGATGTAAATTTAATAGAATATATTTCTAAAATATTAAATGGGGTTAATGAATCTTTGGGAGGTGTAAATAATTTAAGACCCTTTGTTGATGAATGTGGTACTATTTTAAGAATTATAGATGAAAAAGCAATAGATCCAAAACTTATAAAAGATGAATTAGTTGAAATTCCAACATTTGGTCTTTCTTCAATAGCTTATGAATCAAGTTATAATTCCTCTATAACTCCTAAACTAGCTTCTCAAATAGTAATAGCTACTCAAGCTGTAGGAAGTGGAGGAATAAAAGAATTTTCAGAAGATGTTTTATCTTATCAATCTTTAAATGGGTTTGATGTTGTTGATAGATTTTCTACAAATAAATTTCCTGCTATAGGAAAAACAATTTGTAATCCCCCTGTACCAACTGTACAAACGGGCGTAGTTGATCTGTCTACTTTTGATTTAGGAACCCCTAAATTAACACCTGAAGAACAACAACACCATAAACATCTTAAAGCTTTAAAAAAATTATATGATCATTTATGGACAGTATATACCCCTGAACCTGAAAATGTAGAATCTAAAGATTGTTTAAATATGTTAAGTCAATATATTGACTTATCTAATAAAGAAGCAAAAAATCAAGATAAAAATGATCCTGATCAAAATAAAAACAAATCTTCAATTTTAATACCTTTAGAATATACTGTCAAAATAGATGGAATAGGAGGAATTTTACCTTATAATGCTTTTACTATACCTAATAATAGATTACCCGAAAGGTATAGAAATAAAGTAGCATTTGCAGTATTTTCAATTAATCACTCATTTGAAGATAATAATTGGTTTACTACTTTAAGGGGTCAAACTATAATGTTAAATACATTTAAACCTACTTGTGCACCAACAACCTCAAAGGCAACTTCTTTACTAACACCAACTCAAAATAATAGAAATACAAGTGATTACCCCCCAGTTAAATTAACAGGATCTGAAGTTGACATTCCAGATTTAAAAGATAGCCCTAGTGGGGGTACTGTAACTAATACTACTAAAACTAGTAATGAAACCGAAACATTTGTAAACTTTACTACTGGTCCTGATGGTTTACAATCAGCAACTTTTGATACAGTTCCTATAACATCTAACGCAGATATCGAAGCTGCATTTATTTTTATTGCAAATAATGAAACTAATGGAACTCCTGAACTTAAAGCTTACAAAGATACAGATTACACAGTTTCAACTGGGTTTACATATAGAATAGGATATGGTAGTGACACTGTTACTGATGCAAATGGTAGGGTTACTAAAGTTACAAGCTCTAGTAGAACAACTTCAGAAGACGCTAAATTTGACTTAACAAGAAGAATTACTAATGATTTTAAACCAAAAGTAGTTAGTAGACTAAATTCAAGAGGTGTAAATTATAACGATTTACCCCTAAAAGTACAAGTAGTATTTTTAGACCTTGCCTATAATTATGGTACATTATGGTTTGATTTTATAGAAGCTTATAAATCTGATGGTAAAGCAGGAATAATTGCAGAATTAAATAGAAGAATAGCAAGAGGAGAAAGTCAAGTACCTAGTAGAAGAAGAAAAGAAATAGCATATTTAAACGGATAAAATGTCATACATACCTAAATCCTTAGTTAATAGTAACCTATACACTGGTGGTGGTGAATTTACTACTACTTCTGGTGAACCCTATGTTGGTTATTATCATCAAACATTTAATGATGATATAGCTACAGGAAAAACCCCTAATAGCCCAAATTCCGTTGCATTAATAGAAAATTACAATCCAAATCCTACTAATAATTACATTGTTCAAACACCCGAAAATATAATTTATTCTGGCATTCAACCAATTAACCAAGCATTATATCAATCCTCAGGTGACCCTCTACCTATGTTTCCTGTTCTTACGGGCAAAGATTATAAAAGAGGTCAAATAATAAGATATTTTGCTAAAAAAAGAAATGATGTAGTTCCCAAAATTATAGAAATATCTAAAGAAGCTTATAATGATTTAAATGTAAATGCTGGAAGATATAACTATGCATTATGGACTGTAACTCGTGTATTTTGGAAGATTTCAGGTCCATTAAAAGATTCATTAAATTCTAATGGTGTAAAAACTTCTGGGATTATTGATACAAATCAAAGATTAGTAAATACAGCTGAAGAAAATTTTAAAGGTATTAAACAATATTTATCTAATTTAATTCAATTCGCTGCTAAATCTGAATTAATATTAATAGAAGGATTATATACTGGAGGTGATGAATTAACAGATAAAAAAGATAATAGTAACTATATTGGGTATTATCATATTATGGCTGATAAAAAAATTATGGATGGTGCTACACATAAACAATCTACAGGAATAGTACTGTTAACTGCTAATTATTTAGTATCAAATTCAATAGGTGGTTTAATCCAACAAGCTTTAGGAGAAGTAGGAGCACAAGATAGCGTGGTTCCTACAAATAACAGTCGTACATTACAAACGCAATTAGAAAATAACATCTCTACTACACCTGTAGTAAGACAACCCTCAGGAGGTGGTGGTGGAGGTTATTAAATAGTTATGGAAAATAGGTTATGTATTATATTGTTGAGACGGAACAGCAACTAAAAAACTTACACTGTTCTGGTAATAAATGTTATATTAAGATAATACCCATGAATGATGAATATCATTCTGTTTTGTCATCTCCCTGTTTAGTTTATTTTAAAACTGAAAATAGTAAGGGATATATGTTTCCTATTAACCACAGTGAGGCATTTAAGTTACCTTTTGATAAAGTAATGAAGTGGATAGATTCTAAATATGATCGAATTTATACCTTAAATAAGAAAGAAGTTTTATATTATTTTGATAATAATAAATTAGTTGACATTTCTTATGATGGAGATTCTGATTTTCAACATTATACTAAGTTTCGTGATAGGATGTATTCTCACTTCTCTCATTTGGAGTTTACTAACTCTCTTGTTCCCATATCGAAGCATTATGAAACAGAAGAAAAAACTTATGAAGATATTAAGTCGTCCTTTTTACAAAATCCAAATATATTTTATAATGAAACTTTACCTAAAGTTTTCAAAGCGATTGAAGAACAAGGAATAAAAATTCACCCGGATTATTTTCATAAGCATTTTAAATACAATGAAAAATCATGGTTTTTAAACGGTGAAACCGTGTATACTAAATACAACCTATATAACCTCACCACTCGCCCCACAAACTCATTTAATAGCGTTAACTTTGCTGCTTTAAATAAAAATGATGGTTCAAGAACTGCGTTTATTCCTAAAAATGATTTATTTTTTGAGTTTGATTATGATTCTTATCATGTAAGAATTCTAGCAAAATTAATTAATTATGAACTAGATAAAGATTCTGTGCATACTCAATTAGGAAAAATGTATTTTAGTAAAGATACTTTAACTGATGCCGAATATAAGCAA